ATCTCAACGTCGCAAAGTGCCAAAGCGCGTCGACAAGCCTTCGATAGCAAATGCGACATTGTGATCACCAATCACGATGCTGTTAAGTGGTTACTCAAGCCCGCTAACATTTCTTTGCTCCACGATTTCGACATGATTTGTGTGGATGAAGTCACTGCATTTAAGAACCCAACCTCAGATCGTAGCAGGGCCATACGCGACCTTGTAGACCTGTTTGAACGTAGGGTAATGATGTCAGGCACTATCACTCCAAACAGCGTGACGGACATCTGGCACCCTTGTGTACTCCTTGACGATGGAGAACGTCTGGGTCGTTCTTTCTACGGCTTCAGACTGCAAGTGTGCACGCCAAAACAGGTTGGGCCAAACCCTAATCAAGTTAAATGGTTAGACAATGTAGGTGCAGAAGATCAAGTTGCTGCCAAGATACATGACATTACCATTCGCTATCGGTTCGAGGATTGCATTGACATACCCGAGAACACTCACCGCATGATGTACATTGATTTGCCCAATAAATTGCAAACGGATTACATCATCCTCAAAGAACAAGCCATATTAGAAGCGGAGTCTGGCGTTATTATCAACGCTATTCACGCAGGCGCTAAATATCAGAAATTACTCCAGCTATGCTCAGGTGCAGTGTATGACGAGAACGGGGACACCCAAGTCTTTTCTACTGCGCGATCACAACTGGTGATGGATCTAGTTGCAGAACGCGACCACACAGTCGTTGCCTTCAATTGGAAACACCAAAAAGCGGAATTGCTGAAGATTGCTGACAAAATGGGCTTTGCCTATGCTGTTATTGACGGCGAAACTTCACGATCTGCGCGGGAGAAAGCAGTCGAAGACTTCCAAGCTGGAAAGCTCAAAGTCTTGTTTGCTCACCCTGCGTCAGCGAGTCACGGACTGACTCTCACGAAAGGTTGCGCCACTATTTGGGCCAGCCCTACTAACCGATCTGAACTATTCTCACAGTTTAACTCACGCATCTATCGTGCTGGGCAAAAACGTAAGACAGAAACGATCACTATCGCAGCACGCGATACCTTTGAAGAAGATGCCTACAATACCTTAGACGGCAAATTAGCTGCTATGGGTTCCTTGTTGGATATTTTTCAGAAAAACACGGCATTTGCCGCATAACTAAAATATAGAGGAAGTACTTATGTCTAATTCAATCGACTTTAACGCTGCATTCATCGAAGCTGAAGCCACTACATCATTTGATCAGTTGCTTACTGTACTTAACATGGCTACCAAGTCTGTTAAAGCTGAACGTGATCGTCTAACTAAAGACGAAACCTCCGAAGTAAAATTTACAGCCGCCGTACAAAGAGTGTCTGAGCTATCTCAACAGTTAGCTGACGATCCTGCATTGATCGATGACTACCTTGAAGCTGCTACTGAGATGCGTAAAGCCAATACCTCTCGTCTCAATCGCGGTGAAAAGTCTATCCCACAGTGGGATGCGATTAACGAGTGCTGGGAATACGCTCAAGACTTAATGCACGGCTTGAGTCAAGAAGAAACCGAAGCTGAACTTGCGCTTGCCGCATAGGAGTTACCATGTCTGATATGACCTTAAAAGAGCTACTAAATACGGCTAAGCACATACGCACCGACAAGCAAGCGCTTGAACGTGACGTAAAAGTGCTATCCGCCAGCTTAGAGGAAATAAAAGAGCAGATCCGCACCAAGATGCACGCTGAAGGTATAGAGCGCACATCTGTTGACGGCATCACTGTATCCCTGTCTGACGCTACTGTTTATAACATAGCTGATTACGGCCTTTTCCATAACTTTATTATGGCAGAAGGTCACACAGGGCTACTGCAAAGACGAGTATCCAACATATACGTTAAAGATCTTCTAAAGACCTTTGATGCTATACCAGGGCTCGTTCCTTTTGCCAAGGAGAACGTCAATCTTCGGGTTGGCTAGTATCTTTTTAGTAGCTGAACTGCTATAATAATCAAGTTCGCCCGCCCTCTTGCGGGCTTACTAATCCAAAATCTAAAATAGTGAGAACTAATATGTCTAAATCAATCGTATCCTTCCAATCTGCCGACGTTATGCCTGCTTACCTTATCCAAGGTTCTAGTCTAGGTAACGAAAACGTATCCGCCTCAGATATGGTTATCCCTACCCTAGCATTAGCGCAAGCAATGAGTCCTGAAGTGGGAAAGAAAAGTGACCCTAAGCACATTAAAGGCTTAGAACTGGGCCATGTTTTCAATAAGCTGACAGGTGAGTTCTGGGACAGCGTTTTTGTGCTTAACCTCAAGTTTGAGACTGGGTTCACCATCTTTAAGAAACGTGAGCACGGAAGTGGCTATGAAGGTAATCACCCGACTGAAGCTGCTGCTAGCCAGCACATAGCAGAGAACAATCTAATTGCTGAACACTACGATATTGTAGACACGGCGTTACACACTGTTGCTTTGCTAGATGAAAATGGCGAGAACCCAAAAGTAGCCCAAATCTACATGGCGGGTGCCAACAAAAAGATCTCTGATGCGTGGAATACTGCATTAGCAGGTTATAAATGTGATCGTTTCTCGACTGTTTGGGCGTTGTCCTCCGCTGAAGAGGCCAACAAAAAAGGCCAAAACTACCAAGTGTTTAAGGCATCTATGGTAGGTTACGCTGACGAGAAATTGAACGCCGAAGCCAAGGCTACTTACTTTGCCATGAAAGGCATGACCGACCCTACCATCCACTAGGTAGTAAGTAGATACAAGCCATCCCTCGGGGTGGCTTTTTTATAGCTGGAGAAAAGCATGGATATTGATTTATTAGCACTCGCCGTAGGCATGATTATAGGGATTCCTTTCGGAGTAGCTTTAACTTACATAGCGCGGTATTTGTTAACGGGTAAGCGAGAACGGCAGAAACTTCAATTCGTTCGCGAAATGTGGATTGAGTCCCGTAACGCATCCTTTATTAATCAATTTAAGAAAGCTGACGATGAACGAGCATAGCTACATCAAAGCCATACACAAAATGCTTCCCTCAACTGTGTACAAATGGAAGATCAACGATAATTTTCATGGTGGCGTAGCGGACGCGTATTACTCTGGCTCAGGTGGCGACCTGTGGATTGAGTATAAGTACGTGTCTAATCCTCCTAAGCGTTCCAGTACTGAGATAAAAACCTGTTTATCCTTACAGCAATTGCATTGGTTAAAAAGCCGTCAAGAAGAAGGTCGTAAAGTAGTGTTAGTGATTGGTATGCAAGCACCTGTAGGAATGCGATTTAAAGATAACCTAATCATCACTGATTTTAGTCAAAAAGTGACCATAGATACCTTTAGTAGCTCAGCTATTGACAAGCGTGGGGTTGCTGAGTTTATAATGTCGTCATGCCTCGAAGAAGTGGCATAAGACAATTTACGATGAATGGGCGTAGATCCATACATTTATATAAACTACAGGAAGACACACAATGGCTAAAGCGAGCTTACTCGTTGGAACCGACGCTTCGCCCGAAGCAGAAAGTCGAGCAGTCCAACGTATTCTCTCTATCTACAATCGCCTCAAAGCAGACGAAGGATTAAATCAAACCCTACTTGCCCAAAAAATGGGCCTCAAACAACAAAGTGCCATATCACAGTACTTCCTCGGTAAAGTTCCTTTGAACATGACTGCGGTTGTTAATTTCGCCCAGGCTATGAATGTTTCCCCCTCCGACATTTATCCTGAATTGATGGAACCAGTACGCACATCTTTCTACCCTAAAGTATCAATTGCTGTGCGCTACGCAATTAGAGGAAACCCAACCATTGACGCTATACAATCTGTTGAAGTCCAAGGAGACTTGGAACCTTACGCGGTACAGATTAATGTAGATGATTACCTACCCTACATAGCTAAAGACTCGTTTATCGTATGCTCCAATCGTGTTAAACCACAATCTGGGGCTGAAGTGTTCGTAGAACTTAACGATGGGAATCGTTTTGTTGGACGCTTCTTCTATAGCGAAAAGGGAATTACGCAAGTTCTGAAACTGCAAGACAATTGCATATATGACCTTCAAAGTGAAGATGTCATAGTGTGCGATATGGTGATTGGTACTCACCGCCAAAATAACTGGGAACTAAAGTAATATGATAGTTGCTCACCTTAATAACAATCAATCCAAAAAGAAGGCGTGGATGCGAGAAGATCAATGGATGTGGCATTTAATCCATACCGATCCGTTTGCAAACGCTAAGCCTGTTTTTGGAATTTTAGAAACGCAATTTGCAGGTATGCAAACTTCGTTTGGTGTAAACAATTTTGATAACGCCCAAGGCCCCCCAGTTTAACAATCGACATCTTTTTTTTCACCCCTTAATAGTAGTTGAGCTAATAGCGTAAGCACACAAACACGAAGGCAGCACCATGATCAGCAAGAAAGACATACTACTAACCGCCGACCAACTAATCTGTGGGCAACGCGCTCAAGACTATGGTACTGCCCGTGAGAACTTTGAACGAATCGCCACAATGTGGACGGTTATATTAAAATCCGAACAAATTACCCCTGCACAAGTAGCAATGTGCATGGCTGCATTAAAACTATGCCGCTTAGTCAACACACCAGACCACGCTGACAGTTGGATAGACACCGCAGGGTACATAGCCCTTGGTGGCGAACTGGCGACTGAAGAATCTACTAAAGAACAGGTGAACTATGCTTGATAGAGTAACCATAAGTAAGTTTTCAGAACTGTCAGGCTATACAGAAGTTGCTATACGCTCTAAAATCAGTGAAGGTGTGTGGCAAGAGAATGAAGTATTCTCCAGAGCACCCGATAATAGGATATTGATAAGTCTAGGAGGCTACGAAGCATGGGTAGACCGAAGAAGCAGCAGTTCACAAACGTCAGGGAGGTCTCTAAAAGTACAATCGAGATCGTCTTCCGCTACCCAACGCCCCAAGATCGGCAACGCGAGCCAATCAAGCTTGAGCCCACCCCCGCTAATTTAAAGCGCTGCTATGTTCACCTCGCTCAAATCAATGAAGCCATTAAAGCAGGGACGTTTGACTACCTAGCCACGTTCCCTAACTCCCCTAGAGCAAAACTATATTCCAATCGCCGTACTTTCGGCACCTTCTTAAAACACTGGCTAAACAACCACTATGCTATCGGCCCTGGCACTCATAAATTTTATAAACGAATTATTGAAGGCCAAGTATTAAAAACCCCTTTGGCTAAAATACGTGTAGTTGATTTAACGTGGCTCGATGTTAAAGATTGGGC